GAGTGGGACTTGACCGCACCGGGAACGCCTTTTGATCTCGTTGCGCTCGAATACATTACAATCCCGATAGAGGTTCCAGCCGACGGCAGCCCAACGTTCGAGGGCTCGATCACTTTCGACTTTACGGCAGCGAACGATGTTGTTGTTTTGGTGTCCGGTACCAGGCTGGCTCTGTTTCCGTGGAGACCTCAGCAGCCCGTCAAAGAAAAGCTGGGGTTTCTGACAGACGTGTTATTGAGCAACGATGGCTCAGAGCAGAGAATAGCAATACGGCAGGTGCCGCGGCAAGGCTTTAAGTTTCCGGTTATGATGGAAAGCGAAAAGCAGCAAGCGAGACTCGATGCAGTAATGTTCGCATGGCAGAAAAGGAGCTGGGGGCTTCCCGTATGGCCGGAGCTGGTTGTGCATACCGCGACGATTACGGCCGATGACACAACAATCACTGTCGATACTACAAACGCTGATTTCAGGGATGACAGTCTTGCTTTAGTCTGGAAGTCGGAGGATAGTTGCGAAGTTGTCCAGATTGATACGGTTGCTGCAGGAAGCCTGACGCTGGCAACTCCCGTCCAAAATACGTTCACCGGGTCAAAGCTGATAATGCCGGTCAGGACCGCACAGATGGACGCCATGAGTAAACGGAAAGGTCATTCGTCCGGCCTGGCTGTCATTGATTTGTCATTTGCCGTTAAGGACAATATCCTGCTGACGGGCTTCACGCCGGAGACGACTTACAAGAGTCTGCCTGTCCTGACGGAAGCTACTGCGGTCAATCCGACGCAAAGCAAGTCGTCTGATGGTGACACTTATCTGGTGGACTGCAAGACGGGCGACTTTGACTATTTCTCCGACAGCGATTTCAATATCTTTTTGCAATCTCATTTGTTCTACAAGGACACCAAGGCCGCCTGTTGGGATTTCCGCAAGTTCATTCATTCATTGCTCGGTCAGATAGGGACGTTTTATGTAGCAACACATAAAGATGACATGGTCCTTGCCCAGAGCTTCGGCGCCTCGGATACGAGTTTCAATATCGAGAACATCGGGCTTGCCGACAACATGGGCGTGAATGATTTGAGGATGGACCTGGCTTTTATATTCCCGGATGGCACGCAGCTATACAGAGAAGTCACGGGGATTACGAAGTCCGGGACAGAGGAAATCATATCAATCGACAGTGACCTGGGCTTGGCGGTGGATCCGGGCGATTGTGTCATATCTTGGCTTGATAAACTAAGACCTTCAGAGGATGGGATCGAGTTCATCTGGAATAAGGCACACGAAATGAGCTGCAATGCCGTATTGCAGGCGGTGAAGGAATGACATACGAATCCTCAGAACAGAGCGTAGCTTCCGGTAAGCCTGTAGAGTTCTACGAATTCGCAGACCCTGATGGAACGCGGTATAGGATAACATCGGCAAGCACAGAACAGGAGTATATGAGCCACACGTACTATCCTGAGCCATGCAAAAGGTCCGAGCATAAGATGACCGGATCCGCCAAAAAGAATTCCATGACGTTCACGCTCGGATATAACAATGCTTTTGCCATGCAATATGTAGCAGGGCCGCGTGAAGGAAAGGCGACGGTGATTGTATATCGCGGGCACGAGGGCAATGTGGTCACGTTCTGGCGGGGGATCGTTTCATCGGTAAAATTTGACAAGAACTGGATTCCTACGGTAAGAGCCGACCCTGCAATCTCGGGCGTCGTCAGTAAGGGCAAGCGCAGGAAGTTTCAAAGGCTGTGCGATCATAGTCTCTATGGGGCTGCCTGCGGGGTGAACTCCGAATCGTTCAAGGTCGAAGGGACAATCGACTCGATAAGCGGCCTGGTCATAACGAGCACAACGTTAGGGACCAAGGCTAACGGCTGGTTTAAGGCCGGTAAAATTGTCGTCGGCAATGTAAGCAGGATGATTACTGACCACACCGGCAATGACGTTACGATAACGAGGACGATCCCGGGCATGTTGGCCGGCGACAACCTTAGAGCTTATGCGGGTTGTGACCGCACGCCGACAACCTGTGACACCATATTCTCGAACAAGATAAACTTCGGCGGAGATGAGCATCTGCCGAACAGAAATCCATTTACCGGAGATCCGATTGTGTAAATATGGAAGCAATCATACATTATTTGTTTTGGATGGCGGTATCAGCCGCAATCTCCTGGGCGATATCAGAGGCAACCAAGAAAAGACCAGACATCCCGAGCGCCGAGCCTAACGATTTTGAGGTTCCCACAATCAAGGAAGGTGCAACTTTTGGTGTCGTGTTCGGGATGCCGAAGCGCATATCTAATCCGAAGATAGCATGGTGGGGCCATGTTTGGACTATTGAGATATTGGACTGGGTATCATATAAGGACTTCGGCAACAAAAAGAAGGATTGGTACGTAAAAGGTTATAGATACAGAGTCGGGATTCACTTCAAATTGTGCCACGGCCCTATTGACGGGATCAAGCAAATATGGGTAGGCGATAAAATCCTTTGGCCGAACACGGGAAGTCGAACTCAATTAGCTGCTGACGATGTTACCAATATAGATATAGACCATGATGCTTTTTTCGGAGGTCCGGAAAAGGGCGGAGGTATTGATGGTCGCATACATATATTATATGGTGAATCTACTCAAGCGGTCGATTCATATCTTGCAGACAGGCTTGGCTCGAACATATCAGCTTCGAGAGGTCTGGTAAGCGTTGTATTGAAGCGGGTTGATATTGGCACGAGTCCCTATCCGCGAAATTGGGCCTTCCTGCCAAAAAGAACTGATTTGCTCGGCGACGGCTCACCGCAATGGTATATCGCAAAAGCCGATATCAGCAACGACCTTAATCCCGCTCATTTCCTGCGAGAATGCTACACGAATACGGAGTGGGGATCGGGGGAATCGACCAGCTTGTTTAATGAGACTGTCTGGCAGGCATTTGCAGATGCTTTGTATGCCGAAGGTTTCGGGCTGTCACGTCTTTGGGCTGAACCAAATGAGGATTTGGATGCACTTATAAGCGACGTGGAGCGACACATAGACGGCAAGGTTTATCAGGATCCCGAGACCGGCATGTATGTCCCGGTACTTGCGCGTGACGATTACGTTGTTGACGATCTGGACACATACGATGAAAGCGATATATACGAGGTTTATGATTACGTTCAGCCGCTTTATGATGGCAACGTGCCGGATCGGGTAAATGTGCGGATCACCGATATTATCAATAATACAACCACCCCGATACCATATCAGGACATGGCGGTTATGGAGATTCAGGGCGGAAAGAGCGTTACTGCCGATATGGACTTTTTGGCGATAACGAAAACTGCCCTGGGCGGCAAGGTCGCGGCAAGGGAAGGGAGAAAAATTCACGCAATGCCGGCCCTGATGAAGATCAAGGGCAAAAGGACAATGGCAACGCTCAGACCGCTTAGCGTATTCAAGCTTTCCTGGTCAAAAGCCAAGATTGTGTCTATGGTTGTCCGGGTCATAAATGCGAACTACGGTAAGCTGGAAGATGGATATGTCATTTATGAATGCGTGCAGGATGTGTTTGCAATGCAGAGCGCTATCTTTGCAGCTCCACCGGACACTGGCTGGAGCGATCCGGAATCCGAGCCGGCTGTTGCTCCTTACAGGCTGCTTATCGAGGCTCCGTTCTGGGTACTGGCTAAAAGCATGGGTGTCAGCTTGGCGCAGGCCCTCGATGACGATGCCGGTTATTTGATTGCATGCGCAACTATTCCGAGCGATGACACCTTTGATTTTGAGCTGCTCGTCAGGGACAGTTTAACGGCAGATTTTGAGTCGGAAGGGCGTGGAGGTTTCACGCCGACAGCAACAATCGATGCGGTCGTGCCGATGAACGCCGTGGATGTCGAGATTGACCTTAACGATTACGAAAATCCAGAGCTGATTGTCGTCGGCACTTATGCCCAGATAAACGATGAATTGGTAAAGGTTTTGGTGGTCGATTATGACGATGACTTGGAAACTCTATCGGTCACAGTAGCAAGGGGCGTACTCGATACTGTGCCGGATTCTCATTCGGCGGATGACAGAATCTGGTTTGTAGGCTCTTTGTCCTTTCTCGTTAGCGAGGAATACACGGCCACCGACCAGCCTGGCACGAAGGTGTTGCCGCGGACGGCGCTCGGGCAGTTGGAAGAAGGCTCTGCCCCGATAGACAACGCAACTGCGTTCGATAGCAGGATGATTAGGCCGTATCCGCCTGGCAACTTCAAGATCAACAGTCTCAGCTATCCGAGCGAGTTTTCAGGCGAGCCGACTTTGACGTGGACGCACAGGGACCGGACGCAGCAGACGCAATCGATCATCGAGCATGAGAACGTGAGCATCGGCCCGGAAACCAGCGTCACGTACACAATCAAAATCTATGACTCGGGCGATACGCTGCAAACCACAGTGACAGGCTTGACGGGCGTAACGTACACTTATACGACCGCGACGGAGATAGCCGATTGCGGCAGCCAACAGACACAGCTACGCTTCCAGCTCTATGCCGTTCGTGACGGTTACGATAGCTGGCAAATTTACGATATCACGGTTAAGCGGCAGGTTTCGCTGGCCGGCACGGCTGCTGCTGTTAGCTCGGCGTCAGGGACATTATCAAAGATAATACCGTTAGAAGGCTCGGTTTATGTATTCTCAAATGCAAGCGGAGAGTTAAAGGTGTTTAGCCTTGAGGGTTTTGTGGTTGCTGAAAGCGGGGCGTCCGGGGCGATTACAATGGAGAATTTGAGCTTGAAGGGCCAGGCTGATGCACAGAGTGGTGCAAGCGGGGACCTCACTGTGCCGTAAGATTTGTAGATTCCTTTCTTTATTACTCAGGAGGGGCGGGCGGTTTGAGACGCTGCCCGCCCCGAACCTACCTTTACTTAATACGAGAAGTCTCTGCTAACCAAATGCCTTGCACGGCGTTACCTTCCAGCCATAACAAAAGGGACTCAGGATTGTCCCAATAAACCCACTCAATCGTAAAACGCCCGGCAGAAATCCATGGGTCTATCTTCGAGACTTTCAGGTTCCAATAATTAAGCCGTGCACTGTTT